AATTTTCTCCATGTTCTTTTGATAAGATTCCGCTTTAGCGTAGCCTTCTGTGCCTTGTTCGCCACGGGCTTCCATGCCTTCAAGCTGACTACGCCCTTTAGCCATGTTGGCTTCATAGCGATGAACATCAGCCAAAGTTTTTGCAGCTTCTTGCTGACGCAAACCCTTTAAACGCGAAATCTTGTCTTGAACATCAGCCTCATTAATTACCGTGGTAAGGGGTTTACCCCTACCTTCAGGGGTAATCTGAAAGCCTTCAGGGATACTACCCTCATCAAATTGACGCTCAATGATGTCATAGCCTGAGGGTAAACCCGCACGTGGCTTAGACGGAACTGTTTCAGCAGCTTTGGGGGCTACTTGCGTGAGTGTTGCTTCACGAACGTTTAAACCCTGTTTCTGCGCAGCAGCTTCAGCCTTCTCACGAGTTGGGTATGTGGACACCAACTGATCGTTCTCAGGCTTGTATGTACGGTAGACAGTCTGTTTGTCTTCTGTCAGGTCGCCATTCTTAATAGCCGTGTTGAGTAAGGCACGTGCATCACGTGTTGTCTCAAGATTGGTAGAGTCTTTAATGTCATCAACAATGGTGTCAATGGACAGTGGCTTGCCATCTGATTCTTGGAAAGTCAAACCAACGTACTTGACCGCTTTATCGTATTGAGACTGTGTAAACCTTGAGGCATTGCTACCTTCGGGAAGAACAATTTCCGGCCCATTTTCATTTGACGGCAGTTCCTTCAATGCTTTAAACGCAGAGTAAAGCTGCGGCTGCGACATTTCTTCTAGGGTAGACACACCCGTGGTGCGTGTCAGGAAGTCGTTGAAACCTTTGGTTCCTGTAGCTACGTTCTTTTCAGATGCCGCATCAAGGACATTCGCAGGTGTGTACGATTCAGTACCGGAAAAGCCTGTCTTGGTTGTCAAGATAGAGTTAAGAGCGCCCGCTTCACCTTCAGGATTTTCCGAAGTCATTGCGTCTTTGATGTCCTCAATAGAGTAAGACTGCAAACGAGGCATCCCATTTTTCTTGCGGTACTGATTTAAGTACCCTGTTACTTCAGGGCCAAGCTCATCAGGTGTCAGGTTGCCAATAGGATTCTGAAGGATTGGTGCTTCCTTCTGATCTTCCACAATCTCTGCGGGGGCAGGCAAGGCCAATGGTTGTTTGCCAACACCAAACTGTTCTTTGGTAGCGTCAATCTTGGCTTGCTGAGCGGCAATCGCTTCCTGTTGTTTCTTGGCGTACTCAAGTTTATCTGCGGCTTCATTAGCCACAAACTCTTTACGCAGCTCAGTCATCTTGGCAGGAGAGGTGACAGCACCCAATCCACCGCCAACTAACAGGTCATGCAGAGCTTGAGCGGCTACGCCTTGTGTAAGGTCTGTAGGAACACCGGCTTGAGTCAAGGCAACGTTAGTGCCCACTTGCCCTGTCGTGGCCTGTACGGCTTCAGGCAAAGCCTCTTCTAATACGTTCTTGGTAATAGCCTGTCGCCATGTAGGCTCAGGCATATTCTTAACAGCCTGCTCCACTTTAGGTGCGGCTTTACCAATACGTCCAAGCAAACTCTCAATACCAAGAGCACCTTCCAAGCCGCCTGCGGCTGTAGATGCAAACTGACGGGGAGCATTCTCAAGGGAGTATTCTGCGGCTTTCTGAGCTAAGCGTTCTGCCTCAGGCTCAGGTGTACCTTTGAGCATTAACTCGCGTTTAACCGTTTCATAGTCTTGGCCTTTCTGACCGCCAAGACCCATCAATGCACCGATACCTGTAGCAGGAGATTTAGCTGCGGCTAATGCACGTGCACCCATGCCAACCTTGGCGGCTGTGCCTGCGGCTGCGACCGGAGGAGCCAAGAAGCTACCGGCAATGATTGGTGCGCTAGATGCAAGGGCTTGAATACTTGTTTGGAGAGGAGCTTCAGCCAAGCCACCCAAAGTAGCCTTGATCTCTTCCCATGTATCGCCTTGGGCTTTCTTCTTAATCTCTTCACGTCGAGCAATCTCTGCCTGACGCTCGGGAGTCATAGCCTCACCGGCAGATTGCTGTATGTCGCTAAGCTTCTTAGAGACTACGTTGTTTGCACCGGCTAAGTCTGTAAGCGACTGTATGCCGCCTGCCAAACCTTGACCTGCGGCAAGAGCTAAGTCCTTGACAGAGAAGCCCGCAGACTTGGGTTCTTCCTGTTCACCGTAGACTTGTTTGGAAATTAATTGTTCAGCTTGATCAGGTGTTAGCCCTGCCGGAACCTCGAATCTACCAATTCTGCCATCCGGCATCTGAAAACGAGCTATTGGCATATCAGCAAACCTTATTCATAACCTAAGAATTGAACTTGTCCTTTAAGGGGTGATGGTACAGCATTGGGCAAGCCTGCGCCACTACCAACTGCGGCAAGGCGCTTATCACGCTCAGCCGCCATCATCTTCTTGGTTGGGTCGTTATTAGGCAACATATCAATCCATGCGTACTTCTCGGCAATCTTGGCACGAGTAGCATCTGCGGCAGTGTCAGCACGAGTATTAGCAATAGATAGCTTGCCTGCGTCTGCGGCCAAGGAGGCTTTTTGCATGGCTTCTTCAAGAGTCATTTTCTTGGTTGGATCAGCCGCCATCAAAGCTCTTGCACGGTTCATCAAGTTATCGTGATTAATACTTGCCGTAGCCATGCGGTTCTTCATTTCCTGCTGACGCAGAACCTGCTCTTCAGCCCATTTCTTGGCTTCAGCTTCAAGTTTACCAACAGCTTTAGCCGCATCGTAAGCCTGATCGTAAACACGCTTCTTCTCGCCCGACTTGAGGTCAAAGATGCCTTTCTTGTAATCGTACTCGGCATCATTTTTCTTAGCTGCAATATCAATGGCTTGCTTGGTAAGGTCAAACTGCTCTTGAGCACGTTCTTTTTGTAAGCCGGTTAGCTTGGCAGATGCTTTAGATCCTGCCTCCTGCCATGTACGAGCACCTTCAAACTGAGCAAGGTATTCCTTTAAACGGCCAAAGGAATCCTGTGGGCCTTCAAGAGATTTCTTACGGGTCTCAAGCTCTGCGATTAGACGGTCGTACTGAGAAGTGTCTTTCTTGCCTACGTCTTTTTCATACTGCTGAGCCAACTTCAACGCTTCCGCATCTGCGTCACGGCCCATCACTTTCTTTTGAAGCTTCATTGCCTCTGAGTCTGCCTCGGGCTTAGGAGCTACAAGATCAGTTAAACCACTTGGCGGGCGGGGAGGCTTGGCTGCAGTGGTATTTGTAGCAGGAGGACGTGGAGGAGCCGCAGGAGGAGGAGTGGCGGCAGTCCGTTGGTCTTGCCCCATAGGAGTCATACGCATGAGTTTAGAGGTTTCCGCAGCATCAGCAGCGGGACTAGGCGTGTAAACCTGTGGTTTCTCTTTGCTGACTGCTGTAGCACGTTGCATGAAGCCCATAGGATCTTCTTGAAACTCTTTGCTTTTGACAAGATTGGGGTTGGCAATTACAAAATCACGCAGTGCAGACTTTTCTTTGTATTCATCTGCGCCTTTGGTGAAGTAACCAATAGGTGCGCCTTCTTGCTGTAGTTTTTGTTGCAGTAGACGAGCAGCCTTTTCTTCGTCAGTCTGTGTAAACGCACTGACTAATTTGTCTTTGATGGAGGCTAAGTCTTGGACAAAAGAACTTGACTGCCCGTCAAAATGCTGCGTATGACCAATGATGCCGCCTTCTGCGTATTCTTCACCTACGTTTGAAGCAAGGGAATCGATGCCTTGAGCTTGCTCAGGAGGCTGTGGCACGCCTGCGGGCACGACAGGAGGCTGTCCATTCTTGCGTTGTTGCTCTTTGACCTGCTGCATCATCCGAGCCTGCAAAGCTTGACGGGCAATTTCCTGCTGACTTTGCGCCACAGTAGGCATATTGGTAGGAGCCTGCAAAGCCTGTTGGATACCCATGTTTTGACGGCCTTCATTGATGTCGTTTAAAGCCATCAACTGACGCAGATCCCTAGGCAATCCGCCATTCTGCTTTCTGTCCTGCTCAACCTTTTGTCCCAACCTTTGAGGTTGGAATTGGTACGCGGATGCAATCTGATTAACTGTTGGGTTGGACATAAATAATCCTTAAGGCGTTTTAGTCTTGGTTGTGCCGTTGATAGCGTCCATAAGCTGAGCAAAGGTTGTAGCTCCTTGAGCCGCACCTGACAGAGCGTTTGATCCTGAGATGTTGTAAGCCTGTGCGGAGGTTGGCAAACCGCTGAGCAAAGATTGTTGGAACTGAATCATCTTGAACGGGTTGTTGCGGGCTTCCTCAAACTGAGCCAAATCTGCAGCAATACCTTGAGACTCGATGTCGCGCTGTGTCTGACCTGCGCCAAGCTGTTGAGCAAGTTGCTGTAAGCCAAGCTGACCTGTCTGAGCACCCAAACTGCCTTGTGCTGTAGCGGCTTGTAAGCCTGTCTGTAAGCCTTGTAAACCTTGGGTTGCGGCAAACTGTTTGGCAGCTTCATTGGCTTGGTTTGCTGCTTGACCATACTGCGCTGTAGATTGAGCGCCTGTCATAGATTGCTGTGCGCCAAACTGACGAGCCATTTCGTTAGCTTGTTGTGCAGATAGGCCGTACTGAGCCTGCAACTGAGCCGCATTCATGCCTTGAGTAGCACCAAACTGAGCTTCTTGCATCTTACGGTTCTGATCAGCATTGAACTGAGACATGGCGTTGGTATAGGCTGTGTTGTAGCCCTGACCTGTGATGCCGGCTTGGGTTGTAGCCAAGTTACGCTGAGTCTCTGCATCAAGGATAGCCTGACGGCCACCACCAAATGCACCTGCCTGCGTCATCTTGCCTGCGTTTTGTTGTTGTGTAATCTGTGATTGACGACGAGCTTCTTCCAACTGAGGCTCAAGTATCTTGTTTAGATACGGATTCATGTAAGACTCAAGCTGAGTCGTGTCAAACGCAGAGGTTGTAGGTGTGTAAGCACCTGTATTACTGTATTGATTTGTAAAGTTTGTAGCCGGAGGAGTGCCGGTAGGAGCCGTAAACTGATTGGTATAGGTGTCAGGCTTGTACGATAACCCTGATGCAGCCTTGGCAATGGTGTCCAAGTTAGTTGCAGAGTTTGTCATTGCCGATGGAATAGCCAAGTTATTGGCGGCGTTAAAACCTTTAGTCTGTAACGACGACTCACCCGCAGTCAATGGGCCTGTGTATGCCTGATAAGGCATGTTAGCCAAAGCTTGGCCTTGGCCAAGCATGTTGGTTACATAGGGGCCTGCCCAATTAGACAGATTGGATTCAATGCCTGTTGTGCCGGTTGGCACTGTAGAGCCACCTGTCAAGAAGTGCTTTACAGCGCCTCCGTTGGCATAAGCAGCCGCTAAACCACCGGGCATGAACTTATCGGGGTTGATCTTCTTGCCCTGCTTCTTATTGCCTGTGCGTGCCATACGGATTTTGTCCATCATTTGGTAGAGTTTCTTAGCACCGGCATCTGAGTTGCCGTTACCTAAGTGGGATACAACATCCGCAGGAACAACAAACTCACCATGGCTTAAAGCTGCGGGTTGGTTATCACCAATCTGTGCAGGGATCTCATCTGCCATGCCGTCTGTACCGCCTTGGAGGTAACGTCCTTTAGCCGCCATGATTGTGCCGCCCATGGCTTTCTTAACTGTAGATTCATTTTGCGCATTAAACGCTTCAATGTCTTTTTGGCGCTGAGCAAATTTTTGAGCATCTGCAATGTCTTTGTCGTTTACACCTGCTTCTTGCATAGCAGCGCGTGCGCTCATTTCTTTCATGTATGCAGGCGTAGACTTATCTGCGGCTTGATCAGCCATAAATTGCAAAATGTTGCCGTAGAACTTGTCAAGACCTATGTTGTGTACAAGAGCGTATTCTTTACCGGCAGACATGGTGTCTTGGGTAAGAGCGTTAGCTACGTCTTGTTCGTTAACACCGGATGCTTTTTTAATTGCAGCAACTTCTTCAGCAGTGGCATAAGGATGATCTTGCACCCATTTATTGATGTTTGTATTTAAAACATCTAAACCTTGCCCGCTTTTAAGAATGCCCTGAACAGCAGGAGAGAACGTGCTTAAACTCAAAGCAGTTGCAAGGTCGCTATTAGTAGTATTGCCTTCTTTTCTTGCGGCTTGAATTTCCGCAAGGGTAGCGTTGGGATGGTCAAGAATCCATTGGTTAATGTCAGCACTAGAAGCACGAGCTTGTGTTGAATGCAGAGTAGATGAAGACGTTAGAAAAGAATCCGAAACGGCTTTAGATGCGGCTTGAGAAGCAGCCGCAGCAGCGGCATCCGCATCAGCTTTAGCTTTAGCAGCAGCAGCAATTGCGGCAGCATTTTGAGTGGCTGTAGCAGCAGCAAGGTCAGCAGCAGCTTTCTCGGCAGCAGCCCGAGCAGCAGCAGCGGCAGCAGCGGCAGCCGTTACAGCAGAATCAGTCCCACCACCACCCACGAGGGTGTCATTACCTCCACCGCCCACAATAGTAGAAAGAATGTCGTTACCTTTAGCTCCAACAATAGTGTCATTGCCTTTAGCGCCTGTAAGCGTGTCGTTACCGCCACCACCCACAACTGTAGATTGAGCTACGTCATTCTTGATGCACAGCTTTAAAGCTGCGTTGTATGTGTAACCTTCCCCGCAAACGTTATTTGCACCGGGAGCCACCGCCAAAGGAGCATTGGCTGTAGCTTTAGCGGCAGCAGCGGCATTAGCCGCATCCGTAGCGGCTTTCTGAGCATCCACTTCAGCCTTGGTATTGAAGTAAGTAACGTCTCCACCATAGTTAATACCACCTTGACCGGGACGACGAACCTTGCCATCAATCATGGTAGGAGGAGCCGTGATCATGTTACGGCCTGCGTATAACTGAGGGATACCGCCTTGGTATCCTGCACCTTCACCGCCCTGTGTACCTCTGTTGTATGTAGCAGCACCGTACAGACCGCCAAGCAACGTAGCTACTTTGGAAAAATCTATGTTTCCGTTTGGGTCTTGGTATAGATTCTTTGCGTAGCCTGACAATTTGCTAATTAAAGAAGGATCAGAAATGGTGGACTGAACATCCAAACCTTTGTAGCCGGGGCTAATGTAAGGATTGCTTATGACGTAGTTGTCGGCTGTGCTGCCGGCAGGGTCGTTTAAACCTAAAAAATCTTGGTTAGCTGCATTGCCGCCGCTAGTCGCAAGATCAATCTGTTGGCTAGAACTGCCGGGATCGTTATATTCAGTCCAATCAAAAGACATATGTATTCCTTTTACCGTTTCTCGGTTTTCTTACGCTGCTGCCCAACTGATGTGTTTAACTCAGGGCCAAATAATTCACCATAGCCAAGATCTTCAAACGATTTTATGTCAGCATAGGGATCTTGACTAGAGGCTGTCGATGTGGTTTGTTGACCACCGCCCATTGCACCAAGTAATCCAAAGATTGTTGCCCAATCCGGACTGTTGGTTTTGGTATCGGTTTTGACGGTGTCATTGCCTTTTGCACCTGCAATGGTGTCAGCACCCGAGCCTCCGGGGATGGTTCCCGTACCGCCTGTAGCAGCGACATAGCCTGAAGCTGCAGTGTTTAAACTGCCATTGTTAATTAAAGCTGCAACTTGATCCTCCGTTAGGAAATCAGAGTTCCCGCTTACCGTATCAATAACATTGCCTGTGCCGTCGTCTTGAATAAAGACTTTATTGGTTCCAAGGTTCTGCCAACCACTTGTAAACCCGTCTTTATTGGAGACTTGGTTCATGGTATTCATGTACTCATCAAAGTACTTGTTAGGATCCGCACCAAAATCTTGGTTGGTATACGTAGATAGATCTACGCCCGCAGGACTGCCATTGCTTGTATCTGCGTATAAAGATGCCCAATCTACTGCGCTTGGGTCAAACTCTTCTGTTGGGCCATATGTCTTGTTTAAACTACTAGGAACGTAGCCTTCTCCGCCCGGCAAAAAGTAGCCGGGAATTAATCCTTCGCTAAATTCTTTGCCGCTACCGGGGCCAATAGTGTTGCCGACACTAGCTGCGGCTTGTTTTCCCGCCATCATGGCTGCGTTTAGCAGTTGTTCAGAAGACAAGTCGCCTTTGTTGGCAAGCGTAGTGCCAATCACTCTATTGACAAAAGTCTTAGTGTAGTCAGGGAGGCTATTAAAATCAGGAATTTGAGATGTAACTGCGCTTGTGCCTGCGGTTAAACCTTGACCAAGCAATAAGTCAGCAGCATTGGCTTTACCACCACTGCCTATATATTGACCGGCTGTTTTGCCAAGCACGTCAGCACCTGTTTTTCCCAATACATCAGTTACGTCGGCAGACCCTGAAATGCCTTTCATGGCCTCATTGCCAAAATAAGATAAAGCCGCAGATTTTGCAATATCAACAGGATCTTTACCCATTGCTGCGTTTAAAGCAGCAGATCCCCATGGGCCACCAAAATAACCCGCTGCTATTTGCGCTGCTGCGCCAAGCAAAGGATCATCTTTAAACATAGTTACAAGGTCGTTAGAAGATCCGCCTTGTGTGTAAAAATAAGGTTTACCTTGAGCATCAAACTGAACGCCAAAACCTGTGTTTCCTTTGCCCTCAAAAGAGCCTGACCACAGGTTTCCTTCTGTGCGCTCAGCAAAACCTGAGTGAAGTTGCTCGCCGGTTGCTTTATTGATGATGCCGTTTTCACCTTGACCAACCTGAGAGATGTCGCTAATACCGCTTTTGGCTAAGTCGTCAGCCATGTACGACGCAGCTTTTTCAGGCGGCAATGAACCCGTCCACTTGGACGTGGTGTTCTGAGCCAAGATTTGTGCGGTTAGCTTTTTTACATTCTCTGCGGTGTAGGTGTCTGCCATGTTTAAACCTTAATCTTTAAAACATTACCGCCGGCAATATCCCGGTATACATCACCCACCCTTAGATTTGCAAGGTCTGCGTCTGTTGGAAGCGTTGTAATGTTAATGTTTAACTGCGCAATATTAACGGACTGCACCGCTGTTAGCTGTTGGAAGAACAAGTTTAGAACGTTCAACATCTGCCCAACGTAAGCAGCATCATATTGAGGCGGTGGCGCAGGAAGACGGGGGGGAGATGTATTAAAGAAACTCATGAGTTACCCCTACGTCCATCTGTTTTAACATCAATACGAGGCGCTCCTAGCTGCCATTGCGTGCCAATTTGAGCATTCTCTACTTTAAACAACATCTGACGACCACGGACACGCACAAACACCTGACCTGTAAACTCCTCTACAGGCGCAGTCGCAATCCTTTGAATGGTTGCATAGCTGTCACCACCTTCAGATTGCGGGGTGTTGTAGCCTGAGCCTGAGTTCTGTAACGGGATCAAAGTCATGGTGACCTGCGGTGTATTGCTTCCCGTGGATCCACGGAAGGTCAAGTCAGGCAGAATGCGGTAGACAAAGCCAAAGTTATGACCGTCATCAATGTCAAATTCAGACGAGGAAATGTAAGAGTTAATAGCCACCGTTATATCGGTGGTATTGTCATCTACGCCTGACTCTTGGTTAACAAGGTTGTAGTCATAGGTGGCTGCAATAGGGAAGTTACGCAAGCCTGAATCAAGCCACGCAGATCGTGCCATCGTGCCGTAGTACCAAATGTCTTCAAGGTAGTTGTAAACAACATACCTGTCTACGGTTGTGCTGTTTGCAGAGCAGTAGAACCACCAAGCCTCATTAAAACCTTCGCTAGTGCTTGCAAACACTTGGGCGCTTTGGTCTAGATTAATGTTGCTAAACACATACTGACGCAAGTCGCAACGCAAGGTTTGTATGCGACCATCATATTTGTAGAACTTATCAATACCCATCCAATAGACTACGCCTGAAGCCAATGTAGCTGCATTCTGTCCAAGAATGGATGTGTTATCTCCAAGCAATTGAGATGACCAAACAATTGGAGAACCCACGTACTGCAAAGAATATACGGAAGAATCCGTAAATACCACAATCTCTTGACGTGCTTGCAGAACAGTAATGATTTCAGAACCATGCGACAACTGCAAACTACCCGCTTGATTGGTAGCATCAGGTGTCCATGTTGTGATGTCTTCTTGGTCAGACCAACGAATCAACATTGGATTAAGGACTGAACTGCTGTAATCATCGCAGCCAAACGCAAACACAAACCGGCTTGCATCAGAAACAAATGTGTAGTTGACTACTTCAGGCACGTCTGCATCTGCGCCCGCAAGGCTAGACACCAATACTGCACGAGTGCCTAGACCTGAAGATGCTGCCCAATAGTACAGCTTACCACCACGAGGGGCAAACACTAGGTTTTCACCAAAGTTATTCTGACTCCACAAACGGATTGAAGTGGCAGATGTTGCACCTGACCCCCATGGGCCTGAACCCCAAGGGCCGGCTCCCCAACCTGTCAAAGGTACAGAGTACTCAGGGCCAACGTTAATTTGATACGCAGCAACCACAGAAGCACCGCCTGTAGCGCCTGCGGCAATAACCGTGGGCGCAGTAGAGATGGTGTATGAATTTGCATCCACAACCGTGATTTGAAACTCTGCGTTATATGTAGTAGCGTAAGTTCCTGTAGCACCGCTAAAGGTTACAAAGTCGCCCGTTACGCCGCCATGAGCGGTATCCGTTACAGTGACCGTAGTTGTACCGTCGCCTAAAAAAGGATTGTTGTTGATAGTAGGTGCAGGAACTACACGCAAGGGCGTGATGTCATGGTAAATGCCACCGCTTTCAACGTAGAACTTTAAGTTAGTGCCCACTCCGACAAAGTTGCTGCCATTCAGAGTAACCCAATTCCACAGGGAACGGCAGACACCAAGGAACGTATCGTTTGAGATACGCTGCCATCCACCAATCTTCTCAGGAGTTCCGGCACGAAAACGTACCTTGTCGCATTCATACCATCCACCAACGGATTGCGTGCCTGTATTAACCGACCCCAAAGACTCGGATGCGTACCGTGTATTTTCTCGGTTAACCCCCGGGCGAAATAGAATCTTTTTTAACGGCATCGGTTAATCCAACAAAGCGCACTCAGCCGTGCGACGTTTAAACAGTCCCGGCAGTACTTTACCACCACCTTTAGTCCAAAGCATCAGTTGTTCCTTTGCTCCGTCCCAATCATTGGCATTGATTTTCCTCTTTAACGTAGAGGTTTGCAAGCGTCCTGTGCCTAAATTGTAGGCAAAGTCCACGATGGCGTTGCACTTGCGAACGTCCGTAATTAAACCGGGGCAGTTACGCAGAACACCCGGCAAGTAAGTATGTTCTAACTCAATCATTAGAAGCGCCCTAGCCGTTGGCTCATCCATCGGAGCGTCTTCTAAAGTGACCTTACGTTTGTCTGCGTAGTATGTAGAGCCATAGCCAATGGTAGCCACGCCTGCCGGACACAAGTACGGCTTAGCGCGGTAGCCCTCAAACTGACGGCATAAAGCGGCGGCTAACTCTAGGTTCATTCTTCGTTCAGATGCTCAGCAGCAATCTCTGCCGCTTCGTCTTCCAAAATCTCTTCAAACCCACAGTTACATGAGCCATCTTCGTGAACTAAACAGTTGTTTGCGTGTGCCATTTAAATACCCCTTTGCTTTAAAGTACGATCAAGAAACCAATAATTAATTGTCCCGGACAACAAGGCAGAGAAGTCAGGGGTCATCATTGTTTTAAACACTTCTATGGCAGGAGCACCGGCAAGCCATGCGTTCCATGCAAACCATACGTGGATAAAGCTCCACACAAATAAGACCCAATATGTAACCACGGGACGGACAGAAGCTGACAGACTAGCCACCCAACCGCCTGCGGCTTTGACCATTTCTGCCTGTTGAATGATGGCGTTGTTAAACGCATCCATAACACCTACGTCAATAGCGGCTTCTCTTTGAGCGCCAATCTCAGCCAACTTTTGCTGACCACGTTGGGCTTCCAAATCACATTGGTGTTTAAACATAGCAAGCTCATGCAGACGCTCGTTCTTCTTGTCAAAGAACTTCAACACTTCAGGGGCCATACGGAATAGCCCACCAAACACCGAACCTAAAATACCACCACTTAGAATATCTAACATAATCAATCCTCCGACATATCAGTTGCAGCCAAGTTAATACGAGTCTTTAGAGCCGCAATATCTTCGGGCTTATCTTTAAATCCAATTGCTACATACCCTGCAAACTTACCCATGTCAGGGGGGATGGAGCCTCTACACATAAACTTTACGCCTTGCTTTACACCCCACTCACCCACTTTGGATGATGGGTTGAATTCCTCACAAATTACTTCACCATTAAGCATGGCAACCATAGCGGCATTACGATCTGAGCTTGCGTTGAACAAGGACGTTACCGTACCTTCCAAGGTTTTCTCTCGTGAGCCGTCAGAGTTGAGTGCCAATACAGTGGTGCGGCTATTAATCGTTAAATTAGCCTTGTGAATTAACACCACTAAACCATCCACATCTTTCATCAGGCTACGAGCAGGAGCAAGTAAGTTCTCCTGTTTTGCCAACTGAGGCATCTTATCTTGAACCGTGATAGCGTGAAGGATAACTTGACGGGAGTCCCACGCAAAGTAACCTGCAAAAAACAGGAATGATAGTAGGATGACCGTAAACAGTTTAAACGGATTGTCCACCCACTCAATCAAACCAATGACTTTACCAAGGGCGCTGTCGTCCTTCTTGGCTTCAGCTTTAACAGGCGTTGGTGCGGCAACAGACACATTAATTGTCTGCTCTGCCTTGGGCTTGGGTGTACGCCTTTTAACGGGCGCTACCTTTGCAGGTGTTTTGGCCGGAGCCTTTTTTGCTGTAACCATGTTTAAACCAATTTATCAATATCACGTTTTAAGTTAACAATGTCAATGTTCAGCGTTATCTGCCGCATCCTATATTCATAGATTTCATACTCATACTGATGAAACTTCTTCACCGTATTGTCAATCTGCACCTGCAAGGCGTGCTCGGCATTCTGTTTCTCTACCTTCTTGATAAAGACTTCCTGCTGCACCAAGCCTCTTGGCTGAACTACGGGATACCACTTGTCGTAGCTGACCTTCATTTCTTTTCTCGCTCAAGTGCATCTTTATACCCATGAACAACTTTGGCTCTAAGCCACGTTGAGTCCGACGCACCCGCCCACTCGGACAGGTTGTTCCAAATGACCAAGTAATCCGTTGACTTGCAATAGGCTGCGTTCTGATCTAGCCACGCCATCATCTCTTTGTGACGTAGCGTTGGGTCGTGCGTTGTGTAGCCAATCCCATAGAACTCGCGTACATGACAGCCACTCTTGGCTACGGCTCCAACTAGCCCCAACAGCAGTAACAGTATGAGCCATCGCATTTGTCATTGCCAAATCCATACGATTACATACGTGCCTACAAAAATGAAGGCAATAATCATGGCTGCAATGATAAACGTTTCAGCCAAATCTCGCATGGCTATGTAGTTTGTATCAACGGAAACTGACGCATCAGTGCGCGCGCTTCGCCTTCAGAAATGTTTGGCGGTGCAATATCTGCGTCTGTATCGCCATCACGGATGGCATGGACACAACAGAGCAGGCAGTCAGGTTCCAAAGCCTCAAATTCGTGAACAATACCTTTGGGCGTAACAATCAGCTTAGGCGCTACGTGTTCTTTTTCCTGACCCTTGGCACGCATAATGACTCGGCCCTTGGCAAGCAAAGTAATATGGTCAAACGTGTGGGCATGGCCTGAAATTCGGTCGCCCGTAAACTCCGCATGGAGCATTTTGACCATGACGTTATCAACAATGTTTATATCTGTGCTAACGCTCATATACGCTCCACCGTTGCTTGAATGCGGTTGACTCGATGCGGCTCAGTAGGCCACTGAATGTCCCAAGGAAAACCTGCTTGTTGCTCAATGGCTTGCATTTCAGCAAAGTAAGCATCCCATTGTTGTTGCGTTTCAGCGGGGATTGTTCCAAGTTTTTCTAAATTTGCTTGTGATTTGGCTATTTCATACGCAATGTGATTACGCATACCTTCTGTTTGGTGCGCAACACGCTGTGCTATTTCTTCCGAAGAAGCGTCCACAATGTCGTATCCTCGATACCAATACCCCCATTCAGCGTGATACCAAGGTTTGTTATTCTCTACAGCTTTTTTGCGGTAGTCGTGTTCAGGTTCTTGGTTGTGTACAAACACATACGTTTGCCCGGCAATCTCACCGCCCCACCAATTGTCAGGTAATCCTGAATCTTGTAATCTTGGATTAACAGGGTATTCAACAACTTGTCCGTCTTTAATAATTGCGTAATGTTCGTACATATTAAATATTTGTTGTAGTTACAGTTGGTAAATACGATGCCTGCGCACCTAGTTTGAAATCCGCAGTGCCTTGATTAACCGTTGGGTATGACGGGCCGGTGATCGCTTCCGGAATGTTTGTAGGCGTAACCGCTGTTGTAGAAATAAGGGTGGTTGAGGCTGCAACAGCGCCAATTGTCCAAGTAAATCCGTTCAAAGTAAACGAAGAGGCGGTTGTATTTCCATCAAGCGGAAACTTAATTAAGTACTGTGAATTAGTATCAGTTGTTCCTGTTGCAAATATGTAAAGACCGGTAGAATTTGCATACACGCTATTTACATAACCGTTGCCGCCCGAAAATGCGTGCGTTCCAAAACTAATCCAAACTCGTTTTTCCCATGCAACTGCCATCGTAGATAGTAAAAAGGCCGTAATTTGTATTCCTTGGCTTCCGGCAGTGCCAACGCAGTACAGATAGTTACCGTAAATTTTTGATCCAAAACCCCAAATATTTGAAGCGGCGTTAGAGTATCTGTAGTTATTTCCTGATGAAAATGTGGAATTTAATTTGCAAATACGAAATTCCCCGCTTGGGATTGAACCCATAAAATACATATTATTATTTGAATCAAACATTCCTGCAGGGGGGGCTTCTCCTGAAGTCATGCCCTTTGAGGTTGCCTTTCCATATATCATTGAACCGCCACCGGAAGCAAATAGCCACACTTGGTTATAGTTCCATACGCATACGGCATTATCAGAACGAACAGCTATAGCCGACGGGCCGCCAAAATAGGTTCCATCAGGATAGGAGTAGTCAATTTGTTGATTTGAACCGCCCGGATTACCTACATAAAATGTAATTCCTGACGCTCCGGTTTTTGGATCATAGCCCATGCTTGGATACCAAGACCTGTTGTCGCTTGTAATGGCATTGTAATAGCGGGCTTGAGCACCTGAAGTACCGTTAAAACCCCATGTTTTAGGTGTTGTTACTAAACCGCCTGTTGTGGTGTCAATTTTGGTCGACTCAAAATTACCGTTATAAACCCACGCATAGTTTGCGGTTCCGTTGTTTGTGCCTGCCGCCGCCGCTGTAGCGCCGCCGCCTTCGTAATATCCATTGGGTGTAGGCGCAGAGGTCGGCCCCCATGCACCCACTTTAGCGCCGGACGGATTTACAATTCCATAAAATAAAGCGCGGTTGCTAGTTGACGACAGTGTAAACACGGAATAGCCGTTTGTTGCAACAAAAAATCCATAAGAGGTATAAACGCTTGCAAATACTCGTGGGTTATAAATGTCACCACCCAAGCCTAAATAAGATACAAAATACGAGGCAGAAGTTGTAATGCTGTTAGATGCCCCACTTGCCGCGCCCGAACCAACAGAGTTGGTGGCTGTTACTGTAAATGTGTAACTTGTTGAAGCACTTAAGCCTGTAACAGTAATAGTGCCGGAGCCGGAAGTGCTTAATACACCGGTAATTGAACCGGGTGAAGATGTGGCTGTATAGCTTGTAATGGTTGCGCCGCCATTACTTGCAGGTGCTGTATATGCCACTGTTGCCGTTGTAGACCCTGTAGCCGTGGCAGTACCAATTGTTGGTGCGCCGGGAACCGTAGCTGCTACAGATGCGGTGCTGTTTGAGTTAGCCGAAACTGTACCCGCAGAGTTGGTGGCAGTAACCACGCAACGAATTGTGCTACCTGCATCGGCAGCAACAAGAACGTAAGTACTTGAGGTTGCGCCACTAATATTTGTAGTGACTCGTTGCCATTGATATGTGTATGTTGGTGCAGGCAACCCTGTCCAAGTACCGTTTGTCGTAGTTAATGTCTGCCCCACAGTCGCAGTACCCGAAACAACAGGCGCAGTAACGTTTACAGGCGGCGACGTAAATGCACGACCATACGCAAAGGTTTGAAGAATTCCACTCATGATAATCCGTTCCCTGAAATCATCCAAGTTGTACTAGTCATTTTTACGGCTGTGGCTGCGCCATACTGCGCCAAAGTGCGAGTGCCGGTATAGCCATAACCTGAGAGGTACATCGTATCTGATGTAATGGCAATAGACACATTATTGACCGACATGTTTAAGAAACTGACTGCCGTACCAAGCGGGTAGGCAACTGATGCGTTTGCAGGGATTGTAAACGTGCGATCGTTTGCATCAGAACCGGGGTGAAAAATGCTTTTTCCTGCGTCAGTCAGAACCAACGTGTAATCTGCGCTTTGACTGTTAATTGGAATGTTTCTAAATCCAACGCCGTCCGTGCCGTCTACCGTACAAGAACTAAGCGTGCCGGAAGATGGAGTGCCTAAAATAGGCGTAACCAATGTTGGCGAAGTTGCCAATGCAACCACTGTACCGCTACCTGATGTTGAGTAGCTTGTGCCCCATGATGATCCTGCGGAGTTTGCAATGCCGGCACTTGGATATGACTGCGACGCAGATGTGTTTGTAATTGTTTGGTTAGGCCAAGTACCTGTAACGGAGATGTTAGTTCCCGCCACAATTGATGGGGTAGCTGTACCTGATCCGCCTTGAGCTACGCTCAGTGGTGTAGTCAAACCTGTCAAAGACGTGATGTCGCCATTGGCTCCTGATACTGCAGCACTTAAATTTGAACGTGCGCCTGATGCTGTTGTTGCTCCTGTACCGCCTGATAGGACAGGCAGAGCCGTAGCCAATGTCAAAGAAGTCAAATGAGTGATGGCTGCACCAACGTCTGTGCCGGTGTTATATACAAGGCAAGCTTTGCCGTTGGGAATAGAAACACCCGTCTGTCCACTAACTTTGACCGTAACAGCAAATCCCCCTACGGAGTTGTTTAAAACAAGGTATGGCTTTTCAATGGCGGGTACGTTTACCGTACCGGCTGCGCTCAATGTGGCTGTGATGTTTAAACAGAAAGCACGGAAGTTTTGTTCTGCGGTTGTATTGGCAGCAACCAATGTAGCTACGTTGGCGGTAAAGTCTGCCGTAAGAAGCGTTGCCATGCCGGTAATTGCCTGCTCAATTGCAGTACCAATATTTGCGTTAGCAATTGGCCCCCATGTGCCATCATTGTTACCAATCCCAATAATTTCAAACTTGAGATCCGAGTACGTATTTGCTGCCATGATTGTCCTTAAGTGAGGGCGCTACCCGTGATGATCCAAACGGTGCTTGTAACTTTTAATGCCGTGGCTGTGCCGTAGTTTGCCAAAGTACGAGTGCCCGTAGTTCCTGTACTACCCAAATACATTGTATCTGTGGTAATGGCAATACTGATTGAAGTAGTTGACAGGTTTACAAAACTTAAAGCTGTACCAATTGGGTAGGCTACCGAGCTATTAGCAGGGATTGTGTATGTAGCTGCACCCGCACCAACAGCATGGTAAATGTGCTTACCTGAGTCGGCCAACACCAATGTATAGCTTCCGGTCTGTGCATTCTGAGGAATGGTGCGAAAACCAACCGAAGTTGTGCCGTCAGCGGTACAGTTACTCAGATCGCCTGAAGTTGGTGTTCCAAGGATTGGCGTAACTAACGTTGGGCTTGTAGACAAAACATTATTGCCGGAGCCTGTAGATGTAGTTACACCCGTTCCGCCGTTTGCAACCGCTACCAACCCTGATACGTTTGTGGCATTACCCGACAACGTGGCTGTGATTGTGCCTGCGCTAAAGTTACCTGAAGCATCACGGGCAACAACTTTAGAAGCTGTATTGGCGGATGTGGCATCTACTGCAGCAGTTACTGTAGAACTACCGTTGTAGCTTGTACCGGTCAAATATGTGCCAAGCGTCAAAGCATTCAGATTAGAACCTAAAGCCACGCCGGAGATTGTTCCTGCCACCCAACTAAACGCAGAACCTGTGTAGTTCAAAACATAGTTTGTGCCTGATGCTGCGGTAATAAATGATGTAGTGCCTGCCGCAGTTTGATACGGGATTTGGTTAGCCACGCCGCCTGCAAGGTTGGTTGCAGTTGTTGCGCTTGTAGCTGCGCCACTTAAAGTTGCTGTAATTGTCCCTGCTGAGAAATCCCCCGAGCCATCACGAGCTACTACTTTAGACGCTGTGTTTGCAGAAGTTGCATCTACCGTGGCCGTAACAGCCGCAGAACCGTTAAAACTTGTGCCTGTCAGGTATGTACCCAAGGTTAAGGCGTTAGCCACTGAACCTGCGGAACCTGAGATGTTGCCTGATACATCTGCGCCATCAACTGTTCCCCAAGAGGGAGCAGCAGAAACTGCGCCTGTACCTGTTTGAATCAGGAACTTCTTGGTGGTTGTCGTGTTGCCCGGCAAAGCCGCAATTGTGTTTGCTGCGCTTGAGTAAATGGTGTCACCAAGCGTGTAGGAGCTAAGACCTGTACCACCGTTGGTTGCGCCCAAAGCGCCTGACACTGCGCCTGATTGATTCAAGGCAACTGCGTTCCACTCAACATTGGTTGCCGAAGCATCCATAATTAAA